ATTTAGTATCTGCTCTTAAGTATACGATACGCTAACTGATATAATAGATAAAAAGGTATATATGACAAAAAACTTATTAAGGCAGGTAATGGTAAAGGCAGAACCTAAGCCAAAGAAAAAAGAAAGTAGTTTTAGTTTAGATGGTCTTGTGGCAAAGATTAATTATGGCTATATTGTAAAGAATAAACCAAAGCATCAGACAAAGAAAACATTTGCTCCATCTATCATATCTTATTCTCATGGGGAGTGCCCTAGATATTGGTATCTAGCATTTTCTGGAGCGGTATACGAAGATAAGTCTGATGCGTCTGGTGTTGCAAATAGAACTAATGGTACCTATGGACACAAAAGAATCCAAGAGGCACTTATCAATTCTGGCATTGCCAAGGTTTTTCAAGGAGAAGATAAAGAGACTGGAAAGATCTGCGACACAACAGAACTAAAGATATCTAACGAGAATCCACCAATATTTGGTTATGGAGATGCTATTCTTAATTGGAACGACGAGGAAGTTATTCTAGAAATTAAGACTATTCCAAATGAGGGTTTTGAGTATCGTAAGAATACTGGCAAGGCTAAAAAAGATCATATTCTTCAAACGTTAATATACATGAAAATTCTTGGACATAAACGTGGAATTATTTTGTATGAAAACAAAAATAATCATGAACTACTTCCAATATTAATTGAGGTAAATGATTATTATCGTGAATATATTAATAATGCATTTGAATGGATGAAAACTGTAAGAGCAAGTTGGATGAAAAATGAATTTCCAATCAAGAATTATAGATCTAATTCAAAAATATGCAAAGGTTGTCCTGTTCAAAAAGCATGTGATGAGGCTGGTGCGGGAGTGGTGAAGATTTCTTCACTGGAGGAATTGCGTGAAACAATGTGAAAGATGTGACGCTAAATTTAAACCCAAGGTAACTTATCAGATATACTGCAGCGAATCTTGTAGAGATGAGGCTACAAAAGCAAAAATTACAGAAAGATATCAAATAACACGTAGACAAAAAAGAATAGGTAAGCGTAGAATATGCCTTGGTGGATGTGGAACACAACTTTCAATTTATAACGACTCTGGATTTTGTACTAATTGTAATGTGCATGAAAAAGCAGTAGAAAAAATGTTAAAGGAGCTAAAAGGAATTATTGAGTATGAGCAAGACAACTAATCAACCAACGCATATTTGTGCCATAGATGCTAGCACTAACAGTCTTGCTTTTGCATTTTATACTCACAAAACTTTAACAGGTTATGGAAAAATAAACTTTGAAGGTAGCAATATATATCAAAAAGTTATAGATGCTACTGCTAAGACAAAGGCTTTATTTAATCACTATAACATGATTAAGACTATTGTTATTGAACATACTGTTTTTATGAATTCCCCCAAAACTGCAGCAGATCTTGCTTTGGTTCAGGGAGCAATTCTTGGCGGTGCAGGACTAATTGGTATATCTACAATTGGCAGGGTATCGCCAATAACATGGCAAAACTATCTTGGTAACAAAAAATTATCTAAAGAAGAACAGTTACAAATAAGATCTCTTAACCCAAATAAATCTCATTCCTGGTACAAATCTTATGAAAGAAATTTTAGAAAACAAAGAACAGTTAAACTATTGAATGTTATATATGATAAAAAAATACAAGATAATGACGTAGCAGATGCTTGTGGAATAGGTCATTGGGCTATAAACAATTGGGAAAAAGCAGTGGGATTTGACAAGGAGTAACTATGAGTGTTAAAATGTATCAGAGTGAAATGTGGCTTAAGAAAAGATATCATATGGATAAAAAAAGTCCAGAAGATATAGCAAAAGAGTGCGGAGTAAGTGTAGAAACAATCTACGTATACCTTGCAAAATTTGGATTAAGGAAGTCAAAACGATGAGCGAAAAGTTTAATATTGTAGTAGATCAAGTAAATCACCCTGTTCACTATACATCAGATCCTTCTGGTGTTGAATGCATTCAGATTACTCGTCATCGTAATTTTAACATTGGTAATGCCTTTAAATATTTATGGAGGGCAGGACTAAAAAATGAAGAAACTCATACTGAAGACCTAAAGAAAGCAATTTTTTATATTCAGGATGAAATTAACAGAATAGAAGGCAAATATGGCGGATACTGAAATTGAGCTTGTCAAACACCTTGATGAAATCAATAAAGTAGTTGAGGAATATTTAAAAGGCAATGATCCTACAAGAATATCAAAAGAACTTGATATTCCACGCACCAGAGTTGTTGCTCATTTAAATGAATGGCGAGTTATGGCATCTGCAAACGATGCTATTCGCGCTCGTGCAAAAGAAGCACTTGTTGGCGCTGATGCACATTACACAAAACTAATTAATAAAGCCTATGAGGTTATTGAAGATGCAAACACTACAGCCAACCTAAGCGCAAAAACAACAGCAATTAAACTTGTTATGGACATTGAAGCAAGGCGTATTGATATGTTACAAAAAGCTGGTTTGTTAGAAAATAAAGAACTTGCAGAAGAAATGATTGAAATAGAAAAACGACAAGAAGTTCTTGTTGGTATTCTACGTGATATTGCTTCAGAGCATCCAGAAGTAAGAGATTTAATTATGTCAAGGCTATCCACTATAGCCAAAGATGGCGAGGTAATTACAATTGTCCACGATGTTCAATGATTTCTTTGATGCACTTAAAGAGAAGCAGTTTGAAGAAATTCCAGTAGACGTAAAGACTTTTGTGGAGTCTTCAGATTATTTGGGACAACCACCCCTTTCGGCTATTCAATATGACATAGTAGAGGCAATGAGTCAAATATATAAAAAACAAGATCTACTTAATTTGTTAGGCACTGATGCAGGAGCAAAACATTATGATAAATACACAAAAAACGAAATTATTCTTCAACTTGGGAAGGGTAGTGGGAAGGATCATACCTCTACTGTTGCCTGTGCTTATATTGTACACAAGTTGTTATGTATTAAAGACCCTGCTAGATATTTTGGTAAGCCGTCGGGAGATGCAATAGATATTATTAACGTGGCTGTAAATGCAGAGCAGGCAAAGAACGTTTTCTTTAAAGGTTTTAAGAATAAGATTGAGAAGTCACCTTGGTTTGCAGGTAAGTATGAGGCAAAAGTAAATTCTATTAGTTTTAATAAATCAATCACAGTTTATTCTGGACATTCTGAACGTGAATCACATGAAGGTTTAAACCTTTTCATGGCAGTTCTTGATGAGATTTCTGGCTTTGCATCTGATGTAGGAACTGGTAATGATCAGGGTAAGACTGCTGACAACTTATATAAAGCATTTCGTGGAACTGTAGATTCTCGTTTTCCAGATCTTGGCAAGGTTGTTCTTCTTTCATTCCCCCGTTATGCTGGAGATTTTATTTCAAAAAGGTATGAAGAAGTAATTATGGAAAAAGAAGTGATAGAACGCAGACATACTTTTATTATAAATGAAGAACTGCCAGAAGGTCCAGATAATCAATTTGAAATTGTTTGGGAAGAAGATCATATTTTGTCATACAAGTATCCTAGAATGTTTGCACTTAAAAGACCTACATGGGAGGTCAATCCTACTCGTAAAATAGAAGATTTTAAAGTTGCATTTCTTACAGATATGGGCGATGCCATGATGAGATTTTTGTGCACACCAACATTTTCATCAGACTCATTCTTCAAGCAAAGAGACAAGTTAGAAAAATGTATGACGCTTAGAAATCCTATAGATAATCATAGAAGATTTGATTTGACTTTTAAGCCAGATCCCGATAAAGTTTATTATGTACATGCAGATTTAGCACAAAAACACGACAAGTGTGCTGTTGCCATATCTCATGTAGATAAATGGGTAAATGTACAGGTAATAAAAGATTATCAGCAGGTTGCGCCTATCGTAATTGTTGATGCCGTTGCTTGGTGGGAGCCAAAGATAGAAGGACCTGTAAATTTGTCAGAAGTAAAAAACTGGATAATTAATCTTCGTAGAGAAGGTTTTAATATTGGAATGGTGACATTTGATAGATGGCAGTCGTTTGACATTCAACAGGAACTAAAAGCCGTTGGTATGAGAACTGATACTGTATCTGTTGCAAAGAAACACTATGAAGATCTTGCTATGATGATCTATGAAGAAAGAATTGCGATGCCAAGAATACCATTGCTTCTTGAAGAGATGGCAGAACTTAAGATTATGAAAAATAATCGTATTGACCATCCCCGCAAGAAATCAAAGGACTTGGCTGATGCCGTTTGTGGGGCGGTATTTGGAGCAATATCTCACACAAGTAGGGACTCTAACATAGAAATTGAGATCCATACATGGTCTTCTGCTAGCCGACTTGCTGAAAAAAACAAGTCTATGGTAGAATTAGAAACTAGGGAAATGCCTAACGATGTTAGGGATTTCTTGTCAGAATATAAATTAATTTAAAATGAATAATACAAGGAGAAAAATGAATTCATTTAAGAAAATCGCTCTTGGTCTGGTTGCAGCCATGTCCGTGAGCACATTAGTTGCAACACCTGCAAGTGCTGCTGTAATGACGGTCGCTGTATCTCTAGACGGAACTGCTAACACAACTAACTCCGTTATTTCTACACCTGCTGCATTGCCAGTGCCTGCTGATAATACAGTAGATGCTGCAGATGCACTGCGTTTTATTGCAACTGTTGATACAGGAACTGCAGTAACTGCAACCTGTACAAATTGCACAATAGTGTCTGCTCTACATACTTCTGCTGCTCCAGTTACATCAGCATCAGGCTCTTCAAGCTTATCAATTGCAACTGGCACAGGAACAACTGCAACGTTTTATGTATATACTAAAACGACAGCAATTGGTACCGTGGTTATTACTAACCAAGGAACTACATTAACATATTATGTACAGGGAACTGCTGGAAAGATTAATACTCTTTCAGTAAGCGCACCTGCTTCTGGTGCTGCTGGTACCAAGCAAGATATCGTAGTTACTGCAACTGACTCTTTCGGAAACAAGGTTTCTGCTAAGTCAATTACTGCTACAGTATTTGCTGCAACAGCAACTCTAGATTCTTCAACCGCAACAACTGGTTCAGCACTATCTGATTTTGGAACAGCAACCTTCAAGGCTACTCTTCCAACAACTGGAACTCGTGCTCTAATCATGTTTGCTCCAACAACTGCTGGAGATGCAACAACTGCTGATATCGTAGGATTACCAGCACGTGCACTTGCGCCATTTGCAGAAATCACAGTGCGTGACCTTTCTGCAGAACTAGCAAAGGCACAGGCAGATCTCGCTGCTGAAAAGGCTGCTCGTGCTGCAGATAAAGCTGCTGCCGATGCTGCTGCTGCAACTGCAAAAGCTGCTGCTGATGCTGCTGCTGCAACTGCAAAAGCTGCTGCTGATGCTGCTGCCGTAAAGGCTGCTGCTGATCTAGCAACTGCAAAAGCTGCTGCTGATGCTGCTGCCGTAAAGGCTGCTGCTGATCTAGCAACTGCTAATGCAGAAATCGTTAAGTTGAAGGCTGATGCCGTAACTACTAAGGTTGCTGCAGATAAGGCTTTGTCTGATGCTCTTGCTGCTGCAAAGGTAGCATCTGATGTTGCTGCTGCAGAACTTGCAAAGGTAAAGGCAGATAATGCTGCTGCACTTGCTGCAATTAAGAAGTCATTCAATGCTCTCGCTAAAAAGTGGAACGCAAAGAATCCTTCTGCAAAGGTTGCTTTGATTAAGTAATCAACCTTTGAAGATTAAGGCGGGATTGCATTAGCATCCCGCTTTTTCTTCCTTGGGTGGCGTTACTGGTATTATTGGTGGTTATTTTGAAGCAAAGGGTTCAAAAGAGAAAGAAGAATAACTGGTATAATAAAGGTTATGTTAAGGATATTTGGGGTAGTCCTGCTTGGGCTAACACTTTCAGGTTGTGGCTATTACGGCCACTATCGTTACCCCTGTCAAGATCCAGCAAAATGGGAAACGGCAGAGTGCAAACCGCCGCTTTGTAATGTAGATAATACATGCCCAACAGACTTAAATTCAAATATAAAAGAGGAAACAAATAATGGCTAGAGAGCGATTAACTCCACAAGACTTAGATGCTAGACTAAAATTTATTTTAGGTATTACCCTTGGATCTATTCTTTTTCTAACTTCCGTAGGAATTCTATATGGACTTCTGTTTGTAACACAACCAATCGGAACACAATCAGAGAACGATAAAATGTTTTTTAATGTCCTTGGTTCTGTTGCAACATTTATAACAGGAACACTAGCTGGTTTGTTAATTGGTCAGTCGGGAGCTAAAGATATTATGAAGGCACAACTTGACAATAAAGAAATGGATGCTAAAAACACAATGGCAGACAAAAAATTAGAAGCAGAAATTGATGAAGCAAAAGCACGTAGATTAGCAAAACCAGATGGCGAAATGCCAGAAGAACAACCAATTGATACTAACTGGGATAAATAAAATGGCAGATCAGGGAACAGCAGAAAAACTTGTTGAGGTTGCTAAAGCAGAGATAGGAACTGTAGAGGGTCCAAAAAACAACGAAACCAAATACGGTAAATTTACCAAAGCAAATTTTCAACCTTGGTGCGGATCATTTGTTAATTGGTGTGCTAACAAGGCTGGAGTAAAAGTTCCTAATACTGTTTACACTCCAAGTGGGGCAGCGGCATTTAAGAAGGCTGGTCAATGGATTGATACAGATATTGCAGATCCAGAAGCGGGAGATATAGCATATTTTGATTTTCCATCAGACGGAGTAGACAGAATTTCACATGTTGGTATTGTTGAAAAAGATAATAACGATGGAACAGTGTGGTGTATTGAAGGAAATACATCTAGTGATGCCAAGGGTAGTCAGAGAAATGGTGGAGAAGTTTGCAGAAAACTTCGTGCTTATAAGAAAAATAAAAAAAATGTATTAATTTCTATTGTAGGATTTGGTCGTCCCAAGTTCGGTAGTAAATCATCAAATAAAACTAATAAAACATCAAAGTTTAGTAATACTGTTAAGAAGTCAAAAACATGTCCAGAATGTGGACAGGCTATTAAATAGTTGACAAATTTTTAGTTTAGTGTTACACTAAATATTAAACGTAGAGAGGGTGTTTTATGACTTGCATAGCTGTGGTACGTGATAAAGTAACAAATAAAATCTGGATAGCTGGAGATCGTGGTGTATCAGATGACAATAGCATAAGTGTATGCTCAAGTCCCAAAATTTGGAAAAAAGAAGGATATTTATTTGGTTATGCAGGATCAATGGATGGAGATAGAATAAAACATTTATTTATACCGCCAGAATTTGAGGGTCGTGGCAGTGTTGATAAATTTATGTATAGTAGATTTCTTAAGGCCCTGCGTAAATTTTATGAAGAATGGTGGGTAGATACATCTATGTCATCTGATTTTGGAATGATTATTTGTGTGCGTGGAAAAATATATGAACATAATGCATCAGATATGTCATTAACACAATACGAACAAGATTATTTAGCAATGGGTTCTGGTGTAGATTTAGCACTTGGATCATTATATTCTACACAAAAACAAAAAGATGCAAGAAAACGTGCAATGCAGGCAGTTAGTGCTGCAATAGCGCATTCAACATCATGCAAAGGTCCAATTGACATATTAAGCATTTAAGTGTATAATTTATATATGAATCACATGCATGAAGAAGACTTGTCTCCAGAAGAAAAAGAATTTGGTATCTGGCTATCCAACGGCATTAAAAGAGGTTGGGTTACTGATCCATTCTGTGTTACGCATGATGGAGGCATGGAATATATGAGTGAAGAAGAAATAGAAGAGTGGGATCAAGGTAGAGATCCTTGTCAACACGTAATTAGAATAATGATATAGGAGAAAAATGAAAAAGGTAGTGGGGTTATTTTTAATTCTGTTTACTGCTGCATTTTTGCCAGCGGTATCTGCAAATGAAAAACCAGCAATCGCTATAATCGATACGGCAATTGATACAACAAAAGTAAATGTAATTCATGAGGTTTGTATTCTCTATGAAATGCGCTGTCCAAATAAGAAGTCATACATGGAAGG